GATAGGCAGGCCATTGCAACGCGTATGGCTTGGTATTTCAGAGTAAGAGTAACGGTACGCATACCATCGGTGAGGGCAGTTTCTCGAGCCCCATCAAGATCAATACGTTGGCCTTGCTGTAACTGAGAGAACAACCGCGTTAGCGCAGTGCTTCGCAGAAGACCTCGCGGTAGCGATAGTGTGCGCAGCACTGTCTAGAACAAATATAATACGTTCTAGACTTAATGAAAGATTAATTAAAACATGCACCTTTCGAAGAAAGGTGTATGTTTTAAATAATCTGGGAGTTGTTTTAATAACTACCTGTCCATGTTCTGTCCAGTCGCCTCCTTTCTTGCAATAGGTGATGCATTTGGAGGACTTAGAGTAAGCGATCTCCACATGACAACCTAAATGCGAAAGGTAAATGATAACGTATTTCGTTCGAAGAACGAAATATGTTATCAGTTACCTGGGAGTTGCTGATAGATGGTACGTAATCGGGTCTTCTTGACCAGAGACATGTACCCTTGCAAGTGGCGAGTGCCTGTGCCGGGTGCGATTTCTTTCCCATATATGATATATTTTGCGAGGTTATTTGTAAAAAGTGTTCTGAGCATATTAATTGACTCATCAGTGTAGTTATTTAATGTGAACACGACACGTCGAACGGAAGGATTTACTCCTGCCATATTTCAAAGAGAATCTGAGATTCCTCACGCAAATCTGTCGATTTAATTTATCTATTTAAACAAAATTAAATTTTTTTATAGTTATGGGTCGGACTATAGGGCATACTCGATGTCTTAGCCCCGCGTTCGGGGTTATGGTATACTCGGTGGTTAGCCCCTGTGTCCATACGGGCGATCCAAAGGTTATAGGGTTTGGAATAAAATAACGGGAAACATAATGCTCATAATATCCTACTATACTGTAGTTATTCTGATTTTTGTTGTTTTTTGTTTTGTGTATTGTTATCACAAATGCCACGTCATACCAAACGCCATCGTAAGCGATCATCGAAGGCAGCAGCTCGTGCTAGACTTCGTCGCTCCCGTAACCGTCGCCGAAAGAAAGCATTTCGTAGAGTGAGATCTGTCATACCACGTAGTGTACGTCCGCCTCGTGCAAATATGACCGACCAGTTGGGCTTTTTGCCTGCTAAGGTCACGAGAACGGTGTATTATTGTGCAGATCTAGAGGTGCCAGGTTCAGCTGCACCTTTCAATGATTTTTCATTGCACCAGTTCAGATTTTCAGTTAATGGGTTGACGAATGTTGATATCCGTGTTCTTGAACCGGGGGAACATCAACCCAGATTCTTTGATCAATGGATGACATTTTACAATTTGTACAATGTCCTTGGTTCAAAGATAAAGGTCACACAAATCTATAACAATGACCAAGCAAGCGGAGCGCATGTAGGCATGATATTAGGTGTTGGCCAACTAGATAATTTTCTTGTAGCAGTAGGTGATGCACCTACTGGTAGCACATTTGGTATTCATACCATGCTTTGTGAGAGAGGAGTAAAAACGAAGATTGTAGCTCCTATGAACAACAATAATTCAAACGAGCAGATTCCGAAAATTACTTGGACAACTAGTTGGACCAAGAAAGCTTCGCTTCGTCGGATTAATGCTCTGACTCGCTTTGGAAATACTGATCCCCAATCTTGGTTGGGTGATTCGGGTACGAATCCAGTGAACCCACAGAATTTGGGTGAACATTACGATTTGATCTTCTATCCGCACTTTAAGGAGAATAATGCTCCTGAGACTAAGTGGCGGATTGAGATTGCATACAAGGTTGAGTTTTCTCAGAAGAACCTTGTATCTAAGAGTTAAAGTAAACAGTTTAATTAACACCACTCCACGTCCAGTCAAGAGTCCCTTGACTATCTTGCATCTGGGCTGGTTCGGAATTGTCCAGAGTAGGCCATTCTTGGGCTTGAACGCGGACAAGAGGTGGCGGCTGCCACAGTGGAAGAGTTCCATTATTACTCTCTTCCACTTCCGGAACCGGGACTTCCGGAACCTGGGGGAACTGTTTGATCTCGGTGATGCGGCGCAATATTTGGATTGTAGGCTCGTTGGGGACATTGTACACATAACGAGGATGCATAATTGATGACAGAAGTATTGTAGTCGCCCGCATCTGCCGAGTACCTCCTTTGATTTCGACTCGCATCGGGTAACGATCGAGGAGACGAAGGAAGAAATGCAATGGGTAGTTCTCCATGCGATAGTCATCGAGAACCAGGGTGTTATGTGCATCATACCCGTCAAACCACCGGGCACCAGACATGGCCCAGTATGCGTCTAACTCGTTATCTGCGATGTAGTCGTAGATCCATCTGGTTTTTCCGGACCCTGAAGGTCCGTAACACCAGATCACACGGATGGGTACGTCAGAATCCCGTCCGAGTTCGTTGAATGATAGGCAGGCCATTGCAACGCGTATGGCTTGGTATTTCAGAGTAAGAGTAACGGTACGCATACCATCGGTGAGGGCAGTTTCTCGAGCCCCATCAAGATCAATACGTTGGCCTTGCTGTAACTGAGAGAACAACCGCGTTAGC